ACCCCCGTGCCAGGATCAGCGGAGTCATCACATGACTCTCACGTGCTATACCTCTATATATATGTAATATGTGTGTAATATTTTATCATTCAATAAAATATGTCTCGCCAAGTTATATGTTGGTGTTTTACATTAAACAATCCTCTCTCTCTTCTCTCTCTTCATGAGTCCATGAAGTACCTTGTTTACCAACGTGAACAAGGTGAATCTGGAAATATCCATTTCCAGGGTTATGTTGAAATGAAGAAGCGTACCTCTCTTGCTGGTATGAAGAGGCTCATCCCAGGAGCTCATTTTGAGAAGAGGAGAGGTACACAAGGAGAAGCTCGTGCTTATGCTATGAAGGAAGACTCCCGTCTTGAAGGTCCATGGGAAGAAGGTGAGTTTCACCTCACAGTGGAAGACAAGCTTCGTGAAGTTATGGAAGATATGAAGAACACAGGTAAACGTCCTATTGAATACATAGAAGAGTGTTGTAACACCTACGACAAGTCGTCCGGGACTCTCAGGGAATACCAAGGTGAGTTACGGAAGAAACGTGCCATTAATGGATGGCAGTTGCAGAGGAAGCCATGGATGGACGAGGTCGAAAGCTTGCTTGAGACCAGAGATGGAAGAAGAATCATATGGGTGTATGGACCACAAGGTGGGGAAGGGAAAACATCTTTCGCAAAGCATCTTGTAAAGACGCGTGATGCTTTCTATTCCACTGGCGGAAAGACAGCCGACATTGCTTTCGCTTGGGACCACCAACCAATAGTGCTTTTCGACTTTCCTCGAAGCTTCGAGGAATATGTTAACTATGGTGTTATGGAACAATTAAAGAATGGGATTATTCAATCAGGCAAATACCAAAGTGTAATTAAATATGCTGAATATGTAGAAGTTATTGCTTTTGCTAATTTTACCCCGCGTAGCGGTATGTTTAGTGAGGATAGGATCATTATTGTAAATGTGTGACGTCATGTGATCCCGGGATGAGCTGGCACGGGGCTTAGTATT